ACCATGAGCATTGAGAAATCTCGTTGCCCTGAGTTGGCTGGTCAGATGTTCGCCATGCCCGGGCAGGAGTTGGCTAAGATATTGATGGGGTGGTTGGAAGGTAACCCATCGGAGCCAGTAAAATTTGTGCAGGCTCAAGAGGAGCCAAGGGAGGAAGTCAGCAAGAGTAAGTTGTCAGATGAGCAGGTTGATAAACTATCGAAGTTGTTCACTGGTAACGAAGACAAGGTAAACAAGTTCTTACTGATGCGAGGTAAAATCCAAGAAGGTGAAAACTGGAATATGATTAACCCTCCATCATACGCTGACACCATTCTGGAAAAACCAGATGTGTTTATCTCCACGGTTTTAGCAAGCACTAACTAATTTGGCGCAGGTTTCCGGGCAATAGTTATTGGTAATACGTTTAGTTCTCAATGTTCATGTTAAGGAAAACAAAAAAGGTTGCACGCCCACGGCTGTCTTCTACGTCGAGCGCAACTACCTGCGTCATTTAATTTAGACATGATTAAGGGTCACATAACAGTAGCCAAGGAGGAACCGGGAGTTGATGAACGAGGAGGGCTGCCATCTGCATCAGGGTTATCGCGGGTGGCAGCCTGCCCGGGCTCACACAAACTGGAAGCGAAAGTTACAACCAAGGATAAATCATCTGCGGCTGCTGAGCGTGGCACTCGTGTTCACGCTAGGATGGAAGGGTTAGAGGTTGAGTTACTACCTGATGAGGAGTTGGTGGCTAAGGAGATGGCTGACTACGATGACATACTCCTAGACTGCGATGAACTTATCAGGGAGGTGAGGCTTTGGTATTCATGGAATGATGGAGATCGCCTGTTCTCAGGGAAGATTGATGTCGGTGGCATTGACAAGGTGAGCGGTGACACCGTGCTTGTTAACTACAAAACAGGTCGGGGTCAGGAGAAAGTTGAGGGGAACTGGCAGGCAATGGCTGAGGCACTACTGTTCCACAAGTTTTACGGTAATGCTGGCAAGGATGTGGTCTACACATTTAACCAACCTGAGTCACCTTACAATAAGGTAGTGAGCGGTAGGTTTACCGAGAAGGACTTGATGGTTTTTGAGAAGAAGATTCTCTCTGCATTGTTCTTATCGAAGGCCGATAACCCTGCCCTTTACCCAAGCGAATCCGCATGCAAGTGGTGCAGGGCTATTGCCATTTGCCCTGCTGCTTCTTGGCGAGTGGATGATGCGTGCGGTGATGATAACAAGTCACTTGCTGAAATGGCCCCTGCCGACAGGGCTAATGCTTTGATGCGATTGCAGGCGGCAGAAAAGCTGGTCAAATCTGCATGGGATACAAGAAAGGAAGAGGCGAGAGATTTAATCTCCAACAACTCTACGGCTATCCCCGGGTGGAATTTAAGAAGAGGCAGAACAATTACAAAGCTGGCCTCAACGGAGGCGGCTTATCGCTTTGCCCAAGAACAAGGAATTTCTAATGAGGATTTTTTCGGCGCTTGCACCATGAGTCTCACCAAGCTGAACGCATTAGTAGGTGACAAGCAGATCGTAGCTGATGCGCTTGGCGATTCAATAACCCAGAACCAGTCTGCCGATAGCTTAGTTAAGTCAAAGTGAAGCCTGATTATCCTACAGTCGAGATAGGCAAACACGAGTACCAACTCGCAAAGGATAAAGCACGGGAACTCTACAATCACTTCAAGCCAAAGATCGAAAAGCGGGGTCGCAGCGGTTCTCACATACAAGGAGTTGAGGAAAGGTTGCGTAGGCTTGGGAACGATCAGCTTACAGGCCAACTGGCACAACTGGCTGGAACAATTTACATGACAGGCAGTGACCAAATGTACCGCATCCAGCGCTGGCAATGCATGCAGACACCTGACAGGGGTGATGGTGGCTTCGATATACCGGGGCTTTGTTTGGACTGGAAAGGATCGAGGCTTCGCCCGGGCTTACCACCAACGAATTATGTATTACCCGTGCGCCCCAATGAACGGAAGGATGCATGGATTTACGCACTGGTTGTTGTCGATGTCATCAAGGACATCGAGGCATCCTGTCACATAATGGGGTGGTGTTCCGACAATGAACTGGACGGCAGGATTCACACGGCAGGTTTATTTGAGGGGGCATACGTTGTCCCGTACAAAGACCTGCATCCCCTACCCCAGATGAGGTGGGTGCTATGAGCATCAACTCAAAGCAAAAGGGAGCACGAGGTGAGCGAATGTTTCGTGACGAGCTACGAGCCGCAGGGTTTCACGGTGAGGGCGAGGACGCCACGATCCGAGGCTGCCAGAACGCAGGGCGAGGAGTGGGTGGAACCGTGGCTCCAGATGTTATTGCCCCACTGCTCGCACGGTTTCATTGGGAGGTAAAATTTAGAGAGAAGGGCGCTCCCCGTCAGGCACATATTCAAGCTAAGGCTGATGCGCTTGCAAAACAAATACCCATAGTGGGCTTTAAGAAGAACCACGCTGACTGGCTGGTCTGCTTATCTCTGGAAGATTTCTTTGAGATTTGCAGGAACCTCCCGACAGAGTGGCTAAAAGGGCTAGAAGATTGATTAAGATACCAGAAAATTCGGAGATGGAGCAGGCGCTTCTAGGGTGCATACTGCTGGATAATGAAGGCGTAGTTTTGCCAGAGATGATCAGTAACCACTCATGTGTCAGGGAGTATTTCCATGATATTCGGTGTAAGGTTATCTTTGAAAACATTCTCAGGCTGTTCGATCAGAACAAGAAGATCGAGGAGATGTTTTTGATCAACTCGATAAAGAAGAACGAGGGGCTTGAAGATGCTGGAGGTGCTCACTTTGTTGTTACGCTACAAGACAAGACACCCTCGGCACACAACTGGGAGCACTTCGCTAAGGAGTTAAAGGATTATTACATCAAGCGAAAGCTGATCAACATTTCCAACGACACTATCGCAATGGCTCAGATCGAGCCTGAGGCAACCAAGGCATTGGACATGGCCCAGAAGAACATCCTCGCTATTGCTCAAGAGCATTCCAAGTCAGGCGAGAAGGATACCACTGTACTCGTTCAAGATTATTTGGATCAACTCAACTACCTAAAAAAGCATGCAGGATCAATGCTTGGGTTGAGGACGGGATTTAAGTACCTCGACAACGTAATGGGAGGACTCAAGCCAGCGGAGATAACCATACTTGCTGCGCGGCCATCAGTCGGGAAGACATCCTTTGCGCTGTGCATCGCCAAGAACATTGCGGTGAACTTCAACAAGCCAGTCGGAATATTCTCACTGGAGATGTCAGCGTCAGCGCTGATTCAAAGATTGATTCATGTGCAGGCTGGTATCGGAAGAAACTCTGCGCTCAACCATGAGGCATCCATTGCTGCTGCTGCTGCCACAATCAGTAACGCACCATTTCACATTGATGATCGAAGCGGGTTGACGGTGCAGCAAATTACAGCAGCGGCCAGACGCATGAAGCACCAACATGATATTGAGGTACTCGTCATAGATTATTTGCAACTGATTCGCTCCACGAGAGAGCGAGGAAGCCGCAACGATGAGGTGACTGAGATCAGCAATGGGTGCAAGGCGCTGGCCAAGGAGCTCAACATTCCCGTCATCGTTCTTTCCCAGCTTAGTCGCTCAAGCGTGCAGGAGAACAGGAGGCCAAGGCTTTCCGATCTGCGAGACTCAGGCTCCTTGGAGCAGGATGCTGACCGAGTGTGGATGTTGTTCAGACCGATTGATTATGTGGTGAACGACGATGACAAGGTGCAGCCTGTCAACCTAGCAGTGGAGAAAAACAGGGACGGGATAAGCGGGGTGACCATTGACCTGACATTCCAAAGGAACCTCACACGTTTCGTTGAAGCAAAGGTCGATGCAGACGCAGCATGAAACCAAACAACCAGAAAGACATTGATGGTTTCCTTGGCGTAGCAGGGCGGTGGACAATCGCGCTTTGGAATGAAAACTCAGACAAGGAATCCAATGATAAATTAAGAATGACTGTCAGGATTTACGATTCTAAAAATTTAGTAAGCGAGAAGAACCCTTTAGGTCAATTCACTGGAGGTGGTTATTTCGTAACCACGTTATTGGCTGGCCGAAAGAGGCTTGAGAAGAAGGGCTTGAATCTAAGTTTCGATGTTGAAAGCTGGAAGGTTAGCCCCGAGGAAATGAAGCAGGTTTTTAAGTTGTTGGATGCGGCATGAAGAAAGTCATCCACATCAACCAGCATGTCATCAGGAGTAACAAGAAGAACAATGAGGACAAGCCAGTGATAACCGTGAAGACCTACAAGAGTAATGAGTATGCGAAGTCAGTTAAAATTAATGGGCCATCTGTTGTCAGGTACAGCCCCGATAAACCGCTGAGTTACGGGGCGAGATGCTGGGTGGAAACAGAAGCGGAGGTAGAGCTTGATTGATGAGAATGAAATACTTGTGGCTGATGGACTGGAGGCGGCGCTGATCGGTGTTGCTCAGCAGTACAATAAATACTTTGCCGTGTACGACAGGGAGTTAGCCATCAAGATATTCATGGATAAGGATGACATGACATGGGATGACGCCGAGGAGTGGTTTGAATTTAATGTCGTGGGTGCATGGGTAGGTGAGAATACTCCTGCATTCGTCACGCAGTGTTCGTATGAGGATTTAAAAACAGGAATGATATGAGTGAAGAAAACAAAATAGCAGAGAGTGGGATCAAGCAGGATCAAAACAATGGCTCAGAGCCAATGACTGACCCCGTTGAGATTCAGTACCTAGATTACAGCGTTAACCCGTGGACAATAGATACCTGCTTCAAGATGCTGCATGTCTGTGCCCACATGGCAGAGAAGGATGGAGTTACGGACTTGAATAAGGTAGCTGAAGAATTCAATCGGGATAACCCAGACCCAATACCTGTGGAGCGCATGTCAGCTTTAGTGAAGATGGCGAGGACAATGGTGAAATACCCAATGCCAATGTCCATCAGCAAGCAGGCATTTGCTCTGGTCAATATCCATGCCACGGCTAATTTGGATTA